ACAGAAAAACTTCCCATTGTTTCAATTTATGGACTTTGAACATGCACATTTTGTCAACATTCCAAAAGAACATTTAGTTGAATTTGATAAAATTCACTGTTCTGGCTGGTTGGCAGGTAACGGACAAGTCGAAAAATATTGACTATGTAGTGAACCGAAACTCTCCACGGTTTGAGTGTGTGAACCGAAAAGTTATATAAATAACTCCATGGCAATCATAGTGTATTGCAATTCAATTGGAGCTGATTAATGTTAACTTTTTTAAGTTTTCTCGGAGAAGATGTTGGATTTATAACGTCCACCGGTAAAAATCAATACGACATCGACAGACATAGAAAAAATTATATCTTACCATACCTGGGAAGTAAAGATTACACACATACGCTTGGAAAATTCCACGATGATGGTGAACATGGTATTCCTGCCGGCACAAAATTAAAATTGCACAGAGAAGTTCACGTTGATGGAAAACCACACCTGGAAGCCACAGCGGAGAATACCGGTCTAAAACACCTAATACCGGTAAACAAAATAAAAAAACCATATGGACATTCCAATAAGGGTTTTGAATTTGAAAACAAGTTTATTGAACATTTGAAAAAACATGGTTTAATGGAACACGATGCCAAAGGAGCTGGTGCATCTGCTGGCAACGATTTTTATCTAAAAGATAAAATCAAAAATGTTAAACATAAAGGTGAAGTTCATCCAGAATCATCTATTTGGAAAAATAAAAACTTTACGGGTGAAACTAAACTAAACAAAACCGCAGCATTTGGTCAAGCAACGGTTCATTTTGACGAAAAAAAAGGTGGTTGGCATATTCCAGAACACACCAGACAAAAACGACCAGAATATTGTAAACATTTAGAAAAATCTGGTATACTGGAATTGTTAAATCAGCATCAGCATCCAAAGAATGCAACTCCCGGTAAAAAAGCAAAAGACCTTTCTTTGGACCATCCCAATTTGGATCCAGCAAATTCTTACTTGAAAGACCATCATGTAGACGTTTTACATGTTGGCTCACATGGAACATATAAAGTAGGAAAAGAAGATAAAACTGGCCACGGTCTGCCGGAGTTCAAGGGCGAAGGTCGTTGGATTTCTAAAGAGAAACACAAAGACGATTATAAGAGAACAATTCAATTCTCGGTGAGACATGCCGATAAAAGTCATGTAGATTTGGGTAAAGATGAACATGCACATGCAATGGCTAAAACTTTAGGACACCTAAAAGAAGATGTGCCAGAAAATCACGAAGAACACGGTACACCATTTGATAAGTAAACAAACATATAAATATCTCTATGGCAATCATAGTGTATTGCAAGTCTAAAGGTAAACATGAGAACTTTCAAATCTCTACTCAAAGAGGAAGCTGACGAATCCAAACTGAAGCACATCACGCATGTGGAAGACCATGCCATACATGGTGGTGCTGAGGGGTTCAATCACGCTGTTGGAGTACTAAATCAGGTAAGAAAACACATCAAAGCGGGTAAAAATGATCCTACTTTGACGATGAAACATGATGGTTCGCCAAGTATTGTTTACGGACACCATCCAGAAACTGGCAAATTCTTTGTTGCTTCCAAATCTGCATTTAACGTAAATCCAAAAGTTAATTACACAGAAAAAGACATTGAAGCAAATCACGGTCATGCACCTGGTCTTGTTGCTAAACTAAAAGACGCATTACACCACTTACCTAAAGTTGCACCAAAATCTGGTGTATATCAAGGCGACATGATGTTTGGCCATGGTGATAAGACCGAACATGATGGTAGAGTTCACTTCAAACCAAACACAATTAACTATTCTGCACCTAAAGATTCTGAAGAAGGCAAGAAAATCCGTAAGGCAAAAGTTGGTGTATATACCCACACACAATACCACGGCAAAACCTTGGCCGACATGAAGGCAGACTTTCATCCAGATTTATCGGGTTTCAAACAACATGCTGACGTGTATCATAGAGAACCGGGACACGACACTTCTAAAGTTATGATGTCTAAACATGATGATGACCAATTTCATCACCACCTAGCATCAGCACAAGCATTACACGACCTACACGGCAAACAGATGTATTCTGCTACAGAACCACACCGTAATGCTGGTGGTCCAATTGAAGCACACATTAATCAAACAGTTAGAACTGGTGAAAAACCAAGTGTTCATGGACTAAGAAAATCTATTGAAGCTAAGTATGACAAAGACATTGCTAAGGTCAAAACACCAGCAGCAATTACTAGAAAAGAAGCAGAAAAGAAAGCTCATATTGAACATATAGATAACAATACACAACATTATGAGAATTTCTTCAAAATGCACAACCATTTACAAAAAGCCAAAGATTCATTGGTTCATGTATTGGCTAGACACACAGGAGGTTTAGAACATACAGTTGGTGATGCATCAGTTAAACCAGAAGGTTTTGTTGCAACACACAAAGGCAAAGTTTCTAAACTGAACGATAGACAAGAATTCAATAGACTTAACTTTTTAGCAAGACCACGATGAAATCATTTAGACAGTTAGTAGAAGAAAAAACCAAGTCAATTGTTATGGCAATTGGCCGCATGAATCCGCCTACAAAAGGACATGAAGAAAATGTCAAAGGTATTCAAGACTTGGCTAAAAGAAATCATGCTGACCACATCATTGTGGCTTCACATGCACATGATGCTAAAAAGAATCCACTTGATGTCAAAACAAAAATGAAGCATATCAAACGTGCTTTTCCAGATGCAAATATTGTACCTGCAACAAAAGAAGCACCCGGTCTATTGCATCATGCAGCAGAAATGCACAAAAAAGGTTACAACCATGCTATCGTTGCATCAGGTGAAGGTGCAGAAGCAAACTATCACTTATTGAAGAAATACAATGGTGTAGAAGGCCGTCATGGTTACTTTAAGTTTGACCACATTGAACAACAATCAACTGGCGAACGTAAACCTGGTATTTCTGGCACTGACATGCGTAATCATGTTAAAAATGGTAATTTCAATGAATTCAAAAAGAATCTACCAACAAATATTCAAAAACATCCACAACATGCAACAGAATTGTTCCACGATGTAACTAAAGGTATGGGTCTACATGAATCTACCAATCGTGGCCACGGCAAAGCAATCTTTGTTACTGGTGGTCCTGGTTCTGGCAAAGATGTTGTTATCCGTGAGTGTATCGCAGAACAGAACATTGTAGAATTAAACTTCCAACAAGTTATGGACATTATGAACGACAAGCACAGGTTGGCTATGCGTTCTATGAATCCTAAGATGGAAGCAATTCGTCAACGTGGTCCACTTATCATTAATGGACCTGCCGATGATTATGAAAAGATTTCACATATCAAAGAAGAATTGGAAGAACTAGGTTATAAGACCATGATGGTTTTTGTTGATACAACAGACCAAGTTAGCCAAGAAAGAAATACATTATTGTCCAGAATGATGATTGAATCCATTCGTCATGCACGTTGGACAGAAGCACAAAAAAACATCACACATTTCTCAGAATTGTTTGAAAGTTTCTCCCGTTTTGATAATACTGGAGACCTAGAAGAAAAGGTTAGCGATATTGCTGATTTGTTTGCAGAGACAACCAAGTTCTTAGATAACGGTTCAATACACTATTCAAGTGCAAACAAATTCTTGCAAATCTATGAAGGCTCAAAGTCTATTCAAAGAACCAATTTGAAAGATAAAGGACTAAATGTATTGAAAGACAACAACAGTCCAGTTATGCAATTTGCCGCAAAACTAGGTCGTAGAGATGATGTTAGAGATGGTGATATCAAAATGAATACTGGTTACACTGCTAGAATTGGTGGTGGAAACACTTATGCAGAAGATAAAAATCCAGTAATGGTAAAGGCTCCAGAACCAAAAGTTTCAAATTTCAATAGAGATGCCGATTCCAATAGAAAAAGAAAAGTTGGTGACAAGTCTCTAACTGCTGCTAGAATAGGAAGTGTTGATGGTGTTGGTTCATCATATGACACAAGAGGTGGTTCTACTGGTGCCGCTAATGCAGGTCTTGGAGATAATACATACCATGAGGAAAGAGAATTTAGCAACGATGATGTTGCAAATTTTGCTGGTCAAACAAGAGGCGTAAGCCCAAATCCACTAGCAGAAAAGAATAAGAAATTGAAAAAGTTTAAGGAATCAATCTTTGATTTTGGTCAAGGAGATTCTGGTGTAGGTGGCACTCTTGGTGGTGCTGGTAATAAGGAAGACTTTGTTAAGCCATCAGAAAAGTTTGGCCAATCAGGTATAACAATTAAAAAGAAAAAAACAGGAGTAAAATAATGTTTACTAAATCTCTAGTACCACAATCTTTGGTTGATGCAACAAAAGCAATCATGGAAGCAGACGAAAAGAAAAAGATGCTTCTAGAACCAGAATTAGATGAAACCGGTTTTCACAAGGCTGCACATGCTGCCAAGAGAGCAAACCAATCTCATTTTGAATTCCGAGGTAAAAGATATCCAGTAACTGCAAAACACCACTCTGAAGGAATGGTTCCTCCAGAAAAAATTGCTGCTCAAATCTCAAAGAAAAAAGATGACAAAGCAGCGGCATCTGGACACAGTGCTGACGTTAGAGAAGAAGATGAAAAGAAATCTTCTAATCCTTTTGACGTTCTAAAAGGTAAATACATGAGTCAATTGCCTAAGAAACCAGGCGAATTGACTGGTCATGAACACAAGAAAACTTCTACTGGTGATGTGTACACCAAGAAAGCAGTTAAAGAAGAATCTCATCCAGATGAGAAGGAAGATAAAGCACTTGTTAAGAAAATGGTTAAGCCATCTGCTTTGAAAAAAGAAGAAGATAAAGAAACTCGTTTATCTAAACACAGCATGACAGAAGAAGGTGATTGCGTAACTGAACCACAAGCAAAGAAAATTGCTCACAAAGAAGTTGGCAAACACGAAAAAGAAATGCACAAAGAAGAACGTCACATGACTGCTTCTGAAAAAGAAAAACGTGAAAAAATTGTTAAGTCTATGAAAAAAGGCATTGCTGGTTTCAAAGACCGTTATGGTGACCGTGCTAAAAATGTAATGTATGCTACTGCTACAAAACAAGCCATGAAACATGAAGACCTTGGTGGTATCAGCACAATGAGCGAAGAAGATGACGTTCGTATTAATCCAGGTGAAAACATGAAGACTAAAACTGTTGATACTCTAAAAGGACGTGAAAAAGTTCCTGCTGACTATCACAACAAGTCTCTTTCTTACAAAGTTAAGTTGAATGTTGAAGAAAAAACTTCACCAATGGAAGTTGCAAAAGAATTGGCTCGCAAATCTTTCAAAAAGATTAGAAATGAAACCATGATGGGTAAGTTAGGTACATCTGAGGAAAAGAAAAAATGGTAAATCCTAAAGAAGTGGTGAAAGGTGTTGTTAAAAAAGTAGCACCTCCATCAAAAGGTAATGTGGATCCTAGTGATCCTTGGTCTGCCACCGGTGCTGGTGGTGGCCTTCAAATTCCAGAAAATGTAACCTCACGCCGTGCAGACTTGTTATCCAAGTTCTATAAGGCTAAAGGTTACAATATCAATTACGTCAGTAAAAACCAAAGAGTTGGTCAAGCTAAGACTGGTGAATTTGAAAAATGGAAACGTGACCATGGCATCTATGAAGAAGATGATGTTAATGAAGATTTAACAACAAAATATAATGGTAAACATACAGGTGCACCAGATATACGTTCAGATATTTCCAAATCTCCAACTCTAAAAAGAAAACAACAACTGGATCAAGCAGCATCACATTATGCAATTCCAACTCCAGCAGGCACTATGAAGCGCACAAAAAATGAAGAAGTTGTGAACGAAATCAGTGATACAACTGCTAAAAATTACATGAAAGGTGCTTTGCACGACACAATTACTGGTAAAAAAGACCGTAATGCTGGTTTGTCAAAAGCAATTTCTAGACTTGCTGGTAATAACAAGCCACTTTTGGATGCACCAAAGATGAAAACTGAGGACAACATTAACGATCCTCAATGTGCAACTCAATCTCCGTTTGATGGTGCAAATACAACTAATGATGTTGCTCCTAAGAAATCTAAAGCTGCTAAAATGGTCAAAGAAATCTATGCAAAACATAGATTGAAAGAAGATTTGTATGACCATGAAAAAGATGACAAGGGTCCTGGCACCAATGTTAAACCACCAAAAGTCATTAAAAAACAAGAGGTTAATGATGACAATGAAAAGGGAACCAATGCTCGCATGGTTCTAAAAGGTGGAACAACTCTTACTGGAGAGAAACGAGACACGATTGAAATTGATCCAATGATGAAAAATCGTGGCAAACAACCAGACTATATTGCTACAAATACAGGCAAAAAATCAATTCAATAAATAGGTAGATTACCCTTCAAGGAGATATAAACATGTCAGCATGGACAAATACAGACGCATTTAGTAACCAAGGCAAACCAAAAATGGATGCTTTGAGAGTTACAAGAGAAAACGTACAACTTACTGTTACTACCGGTAATACCGCAGGTAATAATGTTATTACAGTTTCTTATTACGATGGTGGACTAAACAACGTAGCCAACATTGGTATTACAGCAGGTCAATACGTATATTTCTGGGCTAATGGCTTCGGTGATAACAAAGGTGGCCAAGCAGGTAATGGTATTCCTGGTTTCATTGCTTCAAATACAACTGTTGCTTCCACAAGCGGCAACACAATTACTTTGGGCACTGCACTATTTAATACCGTTAGCGCAGGTTTTGGTGTTGAGTTTGACAAAGCCATTGTTTATAACACAAACAAAACAATGCAAAAAACATACGGTGCAGATACAGTTTTGGTTACAGCAACTCGTTTGGCTAATAACACAGTTAATATGGGTAACCAAGTTCCAGGTTGGACTCACATCCAAAAGAAAGTTATGAATGGCGACACTGCTAATGCTCGTTACATCCACGAAACATTGGTTGCTTTGGCTAATCCAACTGCCGCAAACACAAACTCTGGCAACACAAGCTGGGGTCAAGCGTTTACCGGTCTATAATAAGGATGGGACTTCGGTCCCAACATTATGTTTGATGATTTGAATGAAGATAATTTTGTGATGTATGCGGTTAAGTGTTACACATCCACTAGCTGTCTTATGTCTGAATTTGAAGGAGACTTGAAAAGAACAAAGTATCTTAAAAGGCTCCTTCGTAGATATAAGATAACTAAGAATCTTAAAGAGAGATTGATACTTAATCACATCATATTACTTAATAATGTATTTGGTGTTGAAGCAACCGCAAGAATATTGTTTTTTAGAATTGACGAGAAGGACTATGATGTACTCAAGACCTTCTTACTGTATCTAAATATATTACCAGAAGTGGTTGTCGGCATTAGAGGCAAGAATATAAGAACGGACATAATTCCAGTGGACATGAAAGTAGCAGACATACTGAGGAAAATATGAAAAACTTCAAAGAACTAAGAGAAAAAGTTAA